GATCAGCATTTAAAATCTTTATGAGACCCCAATCAGCAAGCAACTGAGCAATGCGGTTCCTACGCTGAACATCGTTAGCAGTAAGGTTAGCTCTTTTTCCATCTAAAGCAAATAGTTCTTTAAAATGAACTATAAAATATCTTCCTTGCTTATGTAGAATGTGGCAAGATTGATATAACTTCTTCTCTTTACGGGATGCCACACCTATACGGGTTAGCGTCTCTCTTACTTTAAGAAAATCATCTGGTTCGCCTAATGATACCTCGACCATTTGATCGGGTGACCAAGGAACGGTCACTTCATTCACAACACTCATCGTTTTAATTCAGTTATTCGTAAATGTATTTAGTAAATAATTCTTGCAGAAGGGTCTCCCTTACCAATAGTAGTACCATCTGTTATGAAATCTGTAATCTGAGAATAATATTTCTCCATCTCATATTTTTTATTAAACTGATTCAAGTCTACTACATTACCTGTTATCTCTTCATAAACAGTTAAGAAAGTGGCCATCATATGCCACTGTAAAGGTGGTATATATCCAGGAGATATACACACAAATATCTGATCAAACTTATAATCATCAAACTCATATTGATCCTTAGTAGTAAATTTAAAATTACTAATATACTTCTCTGCAGCAGGTAGATCTGGGGTGGGTCTATTACCAATCCAAGTAAAAGAACTTAATCTATTATTAATCTGTAAATACATCCCCCAGTTACCTTCCATAACTCTATCAAAATTCTTGAGTATAGTTGCCTCTTCTTCAGGACTACCAAAGATACCAGAGAATATATCATCATGATGATCTATATTAATAACTTCAATATTATCATGACCTTCTAAACCATAAAGTATATTATCATGATCATAACCAAACCTAACATCAGTACAATGCCGTAATGCTCTTAAATAAGTTCTTAAACAATATTGATAATTCTTAGTATTAATATCATGCGAAAACTGACCAGGAAGTTTCTCAAACAACTCTTGCCATTTGAGAATAGGCCACATGTCTAGACCTTCTTCATCACCCAGTTTCTCCTTTACAAGTTTCTCATTTTCATCTATAGAAGTATCAGCAATGAAATCTAAATCTATACTAAGGATTTTCAAACCACTCCTCCAGTATTAAGTTTACCTTTAATATATTTAATCTGTTCCTTTGTAAGAATTCTCAATGCCTGTTGTGCCTTCTCATTACTATAACCATAGTACTTCTTAACTGCATCAATATCCTCTACCTTACCCTTCTTTAACCAAGGAGCAAACCTCTTCCTCTTCCTCAAAGAATTTAAAAGAAAATCATACTGAAGTTTAGAATCTAAGAAGTGATACTTGTTCATCTCATTTGCAAATAATACAGAATCAATAGATCCTGACATACACTTATTAACAACAAATGCTGGATACTTCTCAGTAGGATCTTCATCAAGGATATTCTCCTTTGTAAGATTGATAGAATTTAACCAGTACTTCAGTTCCATAATTTAGTAATTGATTGTTTAATCTCAGAGTCTGAATACTCTTTACCCAACAAAGCAATGTTGAATGGTATATCAAGAATCTCCTTGGATTTATATGCTGCCCAAGCAGCAGCACCAAAGTGTACACCAGAATCATTTGGCCAAGGTGGAATGTGAATATTCTCAAACATACCTCTGAACAAAGAATTTGCACAGACATTTAAGAACACACCACCAGCAAAACAAACATTCTCTGTGAGGTAGTCCTCCCTCAATAGGGAGATCCATTTGATTATAGCATCTTCAAAGTGTCCTTGCAAATACGCAGACTGATCTTCATAGGACAAATCTTTAATAGATAGATAGACATTATCATAATCATAGAAATTTATAATTGGTTCTCCATATTCAAACCTATCAATATTCATACTATTCAAAGGATACTCTGTTGAAACTGTATATGGTTTAGACTTATTAGAAGATTTACCATATGCAGACAGTCCCATTATCTTACCTTCTGCATTATTATATTTGCCATCATTGGAACCTGTCTTCTCATTGTAGATATTACTAGCCATATTGCAATAATAATCACCAAAAGAATTTTCACCTGGTCCACTCTCTAATCTAAAAAATCTAAACTCTCTTTTATCTTTATTAAAATACCCTATACTATTGTTCTCCATCCTCTTAGTAGATCCATCTGCAAAGTCCCATACACTACTTCCCATACCATCAAGAGTTAAAAAACTTCCACTGTTAAATGGTGCTGTAAAAACAGTTGAGGCAGCATGACATAAGTGATGGCTCAGATACCAAATCTCAGCATTAGGAAATTCTTTACGAAAAAAATTACCAGCATCACCTGATGAAATTTGTTCATTACATAAATGAACTGCACTTGGAGGGAATGCTACGATGTCTACATCTTCTTTAGGAATACCATCTAAACAATAATCAATTGAATTGACTGGATAGTTACCCTCATACTTTACACGAGTAAGTCTTGATTCATCTATACTTTTAATATGCTTTCCATCAATAAACAAAGTACATCCAGAATCATGGATTCTAGAAAAATTCTTAGGATCACTTGAATCCCAATCTAGAGCACTATGTATTCCAAGTATTATCATTTCCAGAGTAAGTAATTTCCAATAACAAGATAATCTAAATCCATTTTCTTAAATGCTTCAATAGCATCATCTGGAGTTTCTACAATAGGTTCTCCATTATCATTAAAGGATGTGTTAAGAAGAACAGGATCTTCAAACTTACGAAGGAGTTGACACAGTTTAGAATTTAATTCATCATTAACCGTCTGTATCCTACAAGTTTTATCCTCATGAGTAATAGCAGGTAATCTATCAGTTATAGAATGTTGAGCAAATAACATGTAAGGAGTATCAAAAGCTTCTAAGAAATATTCTCCCACATACTCCTCTAATATTACACCAGCAAAGGGTCTCCAATATTCCCTATGCTTAACTCTCTCATTAAGAATATCCTTATTCTCTGCTCTCTTAGGACTCATAAGAATAGATCGAGATCCAAGAGCACGAGGACCATGTTCAGATCTACCTTGAAACCATCCTATTATTTTATTCTCATCAATTGCTTTAGCAACTATTTCACATAAAAGATCAAAGTCTTCAAAGTGTTCGCAATTTTTTTCCATAGGTACATAATCCTCATAAGATTTTCCAAGAAGTGCAATGTTGTTAGGGATCTCAATAGTCTCTTTACATTTATATGAAGCATACACAGCAGCACCAAAGTGTACACCAGAATCATTTGGCCAAGGTGGGATGTGAATGTTTCTGAAATAAGGTTGGAGTAAAGTATTAGCACATACATTTAGAAAACAACCACCAGCAAAACATACATCTTCTGTAAGATAATCTTCCCTTAGTTCTTTGATCAAATATGTAAGAGCACCTTCATAATGATGTTGAAGAAAAGCTGCTTTATCTTCTGGAGTACCTTTCAACTGACTACAAACCATATCATAATTATAATAACTCACACTAGGTTCACCAAACAAAAACTTATCTACTCCCATAGTTTCCTTTGAGTATTCAGTTGATTTGCAATATGGAACTCCTGTATTAACATTAACATCACCATAAGCAGAAAGTCCCATCACCTTACCCTCAACCTGAAATAAAATAGGATTAGGATTATTTGGAATAGGTTTTACACCATTGATTTTTTCATCATATATGTTGCTGGAATAAAATCCAAACATCTCACCAAGAGAATTCATTCCAGTATGACTATTCAATCTAAAGAATCTAAACTCCCTTTTGTTTTTGTCAAAATAACCTATACCATTATTTTCATTAGTAATAACTTGTGCAGATGCAAAATTCCAAACACCACTACCAACACCATCCAAAGTTAAGAAACTTCCACTGTTAAATGGTGCTGTAAATACAGCAGATGCTGCATGACATAGATGATGCCCAACATACCAGATCTTAGCATTAGGAAACATGCCCTGTAGAAAATTATATGCCTGTCCAGATGCAGTCTGTTCATGACAGAACTTTATACAAGAAGGAACATAACATACAATATCAATATCTTCCTTAGGAATATCACCAAGACAATAATCTATACTTCCTTTAGGAAATCTACCATCATATTTAATTCTCGAATGTCTTTCTTCATCAGTGCTTAATACATGCTTACCATCTACAAATAAAGTAGCACCTGCATCATGTCCTCTAGCATTGTTTCCAACATCAGCAGGATCCCACTCTAAAGCACTATTAATTCCTAATATTTTCATAATTAAAAATCAAAAGTTCCTTACGCTCTTGTTGATCACTCATATAATCACCAACAGATCTCATAGTATATGTGTGATCAAATTCAGAAGCACCCCAATATTTAAAACGATCTCTTACTAACTGTGTACTGTTATAAGATATCAATTGAGATGCTGTAAACTCATCACATAAATGTGCGAAGTCATCATGATTAAATCCTTTATGCATAGTACCCTTCTTACCATATAAGTTATGTTTAATATCATAAGGGGGATCTAAGTAGACAAATGCCTTAGGATTATCAGACATCAACTCCTTCCAATCGTAGTTTGTAATACTCCAATTTTCAATAAGTTTTCCATACTCACTAAGCTTTTCGATTCCTCGAAAGGAGAAATTGGATTCGCTGGCTTGTGGGGAGAAGGAACTCGATTCAGTGAGACCAGAGAAACTACACTTATTAACAATATAGAAAGCAACTGCCCTCTCGAAATCTTCTTTTGACAAGTCATTTACAGTCTCCTTAGATTCAATGAATAATTCTTTAGCAGTATCTCTATCAGGATACTTATTTTTAATACTCCATAGAGCATCTTGCATCTTATCCCCATCATGCTGCAACTGTTGCCAAAATAATATGAGTGGAACATAAAGATCATTAATCCAAATATTTAAATGAGGATACAATTTACTAACATATAATGCTACAGATCCACCACCAACAAAAGGTTCTCTATACTCTGTATAGTTTTTTAAGTCTGGAAAATGTTGTGCTAGTTTAGTACAGGCACGAGATTTTCCACCAGGATAACGAAGAGGAGTTTTTAATGCTTTCATGATTAAAATGACATACCACAAGGAGTGTAATATCTAGGAGCAGCCCAGTATGGTTTACCATCTCTATGCAATATATTATTTTCATGATCAGTCAATTCTAAATTTTCAATATTATTATTACTTCTATTTTTGTCTTTATGATTTACTTCTGTATACTCATCAGGATCTGGATTCTTAAACCATGCCTTTGCCATTAATCTATGAATCAATTTACCACCAAAAGTTGCATACCCTTCCTCGTTTAGAGTTGGATTAATAACACTATTCTGGGTCTTTATATTACGAAGAGTACCATCATAGTATAATATAAGATTGTCAAGTTGTCTGCAATGAGGAGTACAAGAAGAAGATCCTACATCTATCCTACCATGTTCAAACAACCAATTAAGATATTTCCTTACACTCCACGACATTGTATAAGGTATATCACCATTCCTAAAATCTCTAACTAAAAGATCCCTCACTTTATAGTAAGGGGTATTTAATTCCTGCATTGATTTTGCAGGGAGTTTATTAAACATCCACTTCTCAAAACTCTCGACTTTCTCACCACCTCTTATCCTATTGTAAATAGTGAGATGAAAACCTCTACTCATTTGAATTCACACTCCACCATAATTTCAGTCAATGCTGCCATAAGATTTATTTCTTGGTCGGCCACAAAAGCGATCTGATACTGATACTTAGCAATAATGAGCACAGCAGCAGCAATACTAGGACCGTCAAGGGTTTGATAAAGGCCATCATAAAGACGGCGAAGAAGTACAGAAGGATCATTGTCCAAATTATGAACAACCCACTTCCTGACTCCAGGAAAATCTTTCGCACGAAGCGTTTTAATGAGGTCATCAACCTTGACATCTGAAAATTCTACAAGTATCGCTGAATCTATTGTACCACCAACACTATATCGTTGCAACTCATTTAACACTCTCCTCCAATCAGGAAAATGTTTATTAATTAATTGAGCAAGAACTTTCTTATCAAATTTGACATCTTCCCTTTCAAGAATCCCAACAATCCTATCGAAGAAAGAGACCTGTATCTCTGCCTTCTCCTTACCTTTGATCGAGAACTCAACCACAGAACACCTGGAGTGTAGCGGTTCAATGATCTTATTTTTATAATTGCAGGTGAAGATGAACCTACAGTTTTTATGGAATGCCTCAATGTTACTCCTCAACAACAACTGAACATCATGTGTCGTGTTGTCTGCCTCGTCAATAATAATAACCTTATGGTTAGATGAAGCAGTCAAGGACATAGTAGAAGCAAAGTTCTTTGCTTGTCCCCTTACCGTGTCAAGAAACCTACCTTCATCTGAACCATTGATTAAAATATAATCACACCCCAACTGTTCGCAGAGTGCTTTGGCAACTGTAGTCTTACCTACACCTGCTGGTCCTGTTAAGAGAAGATTAGGAATCTCGCCTTTATTTAGGAAGTCCCTAAAGGTTTTCTTAATACTCTCTGGTAGAATACATTCCTCAATTGTCTTAGGTCGATACTTTTCAACCCAGAGAAAATCACGCTTCATAATTAATCACAGATTGTGCTGGTGAATTCCAATGACGGATTACACCAGCAGTAATAAAACAGTTAGTAACAAGATAAGTGAGAAGGATAAAACTCCTAATAATGCATACTGCATTATCATACCTTGCAGTTTTAGTATCCTCGAAACTTCCCAAGGCATACTTCCACATCCTCCAAACACTATACATATTTTGAATCAGGTTCCAATGCTATAAAATAATCTAAATTATAATTGCTATTGGTAAATTTGGCAAGATTCTTTTTAGAAATAGCCACATCATATGATCCAGGAATCAACTTAATATTCTCAATCTTAAATAAGAATTCAAAAGTCTCATCAGTCTTACCAACTACAATAGTATACTCATTAGAGTTATCATTCTTACGATCAGAAACCACTAGGGTAATATCTTGACCATCACCAACTGCCGACAAATCGGGTAATTGATATATGGAAGATGCCTTAAGTAATTTACCAAGTTGAATACTATCCAATTGGAAAGTAACATCATTTGAAGGAAGTGTAACTCCTTTCTCAGGTGGAATAACTATACAATCAGGATCTGCAAAGGCAAACTTAACCTTAGTTGACTTACCCTCTCGGATAATCATGTATGTCTCATTCTTAAGATCCAAATCAGGATCCTTCATAAGATTAACCCCGTTAAGAAACTGGGGTAGATCATAGATACCAAAGTCCCTCTCAAAGTTTTCATCAACCTCTGCTTCTGCAAGGATATTCTTCATCACAGAAATAGTGCGAAGTTTAGAACCCTTCTTAACCAGAATGGATTGATTGATTGAGGAGAAATTCTCCAGTAAGCTAATTGTTTTTTCAGAAAGTTTCATATCCATTAGTAGGTTCCTTATCTAGTCCTTCAAAGTGGTATAGAAGTACAGCATAGTGTATTATCTTCTGAATGTCAAGCCTTGTAGTGCCTTTCTTATCATAGCGTGAAGCATATTTAAGAATGTTACTACGACAGAATGCAGATGCATCACCCACTGCTTCAATAAGATCCAAGGTTTGTACCTTATCATTATATGCATAGTGAGAACTATATGTTCTACCAATATAATCCTTGATTTTTTCAAGGATCTTTTCCTCGTTGTACTTATAGTGTACAGGAGGTTTTTCTATTTCTGGTGGACAGTTACTCGTGTCTATAGTGACATTTTCAAGTTTAACTGATTGCCATCTACTAGCGGATGCTGTACCTATTCCAGCAACATAGTTTGCTTCATCTTCTGGTCCGTACATAATTGGAAATACCTCGTCTAATGTTCCGTTGATTGTGTGATAGAGTAAGCTCCATGAATTAGTCATTTTTTCTATAGCAAGGTACACCTGCAGGGTCTAACCATTTGGTATACTCTAGATCCTCTA